TACTGATATTTTTTTGTGATATTGTTATATCATATGTACCTGGTAACAGTTTCATATTTTCAACTTTAAAATAGAATTTAAACGACTTAGCATTAGAATTACAATCTACATCGATAGCATAATTATTGGCAGTAGTATTCTTTTTATCGCATACCATTAACGATACACCAGCATCTGTTTTTTCGAGAACCATATCTGGTGCTTGAACGACACTAGCTGCACGTTTTAGTTTTTCTATGTCTTCACTTGTCAAAGTCAATTTAACATCTTCACTTGGCATTGTTATCATCTTACTAGGACTTGTAACAACACTAGGGTCAGAGTACCAATATTTAAGAGTTGCTTTAGAACCCTCATCTTTCATTGTCATAAATTGATCTTGAAAATCAAGAACTGGTTCAGCAAATAAAGATAACGATTGTAAAAACTCATTCAAGTCATAAATCGCTACTTCTTTAGGAAACGTTTCAGTAACGTCTGCCTTCGCTACAATGTTTTTCATTGCTGACATTGTAGTCATGGTGTTACCTTCTTTAATAACTAAATTCATGTTTATGCTACTAAAGTTTTTAAGCACACCAATAGTTTCATTGCTTAGTTTCATATTTCACTTTCTCCATTATCATTTTCTTCATTCGACATTAACAGTATAACATAATGAATTGCTTTTAGCAAGTCTTTTCTGTTTCTACCATTCTTCTTACCATACCTTGCAAGATATTTTATTGCATTGGCTTGACAAAAATCTTTATCTATTCCAAGTTGCCTTAGCAAATCTTGAACTTGAATCTTACCATCTTTACCAACGCTATAATGTTGGTTATATGTGCTTTCAATATATTCTTTAACTTCAGATAAAATTTTATCTTCGTTATATTTCATAATCAATACCTATCTCAATTACAGGCGACTCATCCAAATAATTTTGTGGTGGGGATGATGTAATTATGTTGTAACTAGGATATATTATTAATACACCTGGTTCTGTTGTTACAGTTTCAAATCCCTCTGGTCTTAATGGATGATCGTTTAACTCAACACTATTCCATTGAAAATCAAATTTATTACCACCATCTGTAAATAGTAATGCTTTTAATTTATGATCGTATTCTTTAGTTGCCTCAATACCTGGTTGAAATAATCTAAAATCTATCTTTAATTTTTTTTCTATTCCATAAGATTTTTTTAAAAATGTTTTACCTATTTGTTTAAATATGTTTTCTAGATTATCTCTAAATTCTTGATTAGGATTTTGTATACCTTCTTCTATTTCTTCTATTATTTCTTTTGGAAACTCAACACGCATCATAGGACAAGCAATTTTATTTCTTAATTCAATTGCTAGACCCTTGTTAGTCTCTTGTTGTTTTTGTTTTAATTCGTTTTCTTTGTTAAGTTTATCGGTTTCTTCTTTATTTAATTTTGCTTGTCCACCATCTTTTAAACCGCCTGGTTCTAGATCAAATACTTTTACCATAATTTAAATCTCTCTAACTTCTCTAATATTTTTTTGATAGGTTCATAAACTTGCCATATCTCTTTTATATGTCTATCAAGTTTCTTTTCAAGTTTATCTAATTTCTTTTCTATTCTATCCAACTGTTCATTCATTATATTAAGCCCAAGATACAACAAAAGAGGCCTCTTTGTCAAGGCCTCTTTTATGTTTTAGAGGTTATATTACTTTACAGTAATTTGTCTTAATTTTCTTGCCTCTGGTATGATTTTTTCCATAGACACTTTTAATAGACCGTCTTTTAGTTCAGCCCCATTTACTTTTACATCATCTGCAATTGTAAATTGTTTTTTAAAGTATCTTTTAGAAATACCTTTATGCAAGATACCATCGTTGTCCTCAACTTCTTTTGTGTCTTTATCTTTGATAGACTCGATAGTTAATATACCATTTTCTACTTCAACTGATATGTCTTTTTTGTTGAAACCTGCTAGTGCGATTTCTACATTGTAATTATTCTTATCAGTTTTTACAATGTTATATGGTGGGTAATTACTTGAACCCATACTTACCATTGAATCGAAATGATCGAACATGTCGTCAAATCCTACTGAAAATGGTCTTAATTGATTGAATATGCTTAGATTGGTCATGATTAGTACCTCCTTATATTAAGCAAAGTTAAGTTTGACACCTCTTATGAGCGTGTCATTATTATTTATATGGGGATTGACCTCTAAAAAGTCAACCCCCAAAATAAATTTTATATTGCTGTGTCGACCTCTTCTTCTTTTTCGTCTTCCTCGACCTTAGTTTGGTCGTCATTGTTTAGAGTGTCAACTGTAACTCCAGCATCAATCTTAGTGTAAAGATTTAAGAATGACTCTTTAGTATCATCATCAAATCTAGCAACACATAACTCAATCGCTTTCATTTTATCGCCAAAGATAGAAAATGCTTTTACGATATGGTCAAGTCTTCTAGTTGATATAATCTCATCAACACCACCATCGTAAAAAGTTTTTCTGATTACTTCAGCCCAAGTACATAAGTTAGCTGCAAACTTCTTGTCAGTTTTACCATACTTATCCATAGAACCAAGAATAATCTTCTCTTCTACTTTTTTGTTGGCATAAGGTTGTTCGATTGTGATAGCAAATCTTTCTAGAAATGCTTCGTTCAAAACATTCGTTCCGATAAATCTACCATCCTCAGAACCTTTACCTTTAGTATTCGCTGTCGCAATAATATTAAATCCAGCTTTTGGTGTAATCCATTTATTTACTTTTTTAAGATAAACACCTTTACCTTCTAATACTGGTTGCAAACACATAAGTTTGTTAGAACCTAAATCACATTCGTCAAGCAATAAGGTACAACCCTTTTCCATTGCTTCAACAATTGGACCAGGAACAAATTTAGTCTCACCATTTACAAGTCTGAAACCACCAAGTAAATCATCTTCGTCAGTTTCGATTGTAATGTTAACTCTGATTAAGTCTTTTTTGGCAGCTGCGTGAACTTGCTCTACCATAAGAGTTTTACCGTTACCAGATAGACCAGTAATAAAGATTGGGTAAAACATACCAGACTTAACAACCTGATTGATTGTAGAGTAATGACCCCAAGGTACAAAACCTTGAAACTTACTAGGAACTAAAGAGTCCATACCTGAGTTACTTGCGATCAAATTAACTTTCATCGCATCCTCAGTATTATTTGAGACAGTTGATTTTGAAACTTCTTTAGTCTCAACTTCAGCATTGTCTGATGGTAATTGATATTTACCGTGACCTACTTTGTAAGCAGGTTTCTTGAACCAACTAGGATTTGAAAATCCATTGTTAGTTGCAAACTCATTGATCTCGTTTCTTCCAACGATTGCACCGACTCCAAAATGTTTTGAAGCAGCATCAATGAACTTTTGTTTATTTGGTGTTAACATATAACCTCTCTTTCATTATTAATAATAACATAGTATAGTGTTGATTGTCAACCATATAATGTGGTCAAATAAGCTAGTAATATCAATCATTTAAGCGACCATCCCTATGAATTTGTTAAGTAATTGTCTATTTACTGTCTTAGCACCACTAGATTTCATGAAAGCTTTTGCAATCTGATTCGATTTTGCACCTTCTTTGATTGTCAATACTTCATCCTCAGTTGCTCCAAGTGGGCCTCTTGGTAAGATATAGAACTCATCATAACCTTGAGTTGTACAAACTAATACTTTATCTTTTTTAAGTTTTTTCTGAGCATCTAATATCTTTTGCTCATCTCTACCTCTAGACCAACCCATTTTTCTGCAAATAGTATTTACATCAACTCTACCATGTCTACCTCTACCCTCAACAAAGAATCCTACAATATTAACAGTAGGTAATTGTTTTTTTAACATGTCTAATAATACTTTAGTTTGACCGCCTCTGTAACTGTACATACCATCAACACTCATTGCTTTTACCATTCTCTTTTTATCTGCATAAACAATATCGTGATCGTATGGTATAGATATTGGTTGAACTGTTTGATCTTTGTATTCTTCTCTAGGATAATCATAAACATGTTCACAACTATGACTATCACCGTCAGTTAAGAATATGACATTTGTTTTTTGAACTTTAGTTTGTTTTTGAAAATTTTCTACAACATCAGCTGCACAAATTAAAGCATGATTAAGTGGTGTACCACCTAGATTGTATTCTTCTTTTACATAAGACAAATCATATAACGTAGCATAATTATCATTGAATCTGCTTTGATGATAACTTGTCCATTGATGATACATCTTCATACAGTTTTTCATTTGTTCTTCTTGCTCTTGTTTATTCATATTAGAACTAAACAACTCAATTAGTTTTAATTCTTCAATACACATATCACCAAGTACAATATCTTGTTGATATTTGTTATGATTGCTTTCGCCATATCTATTACTGATTCTATGTTCTCTATCTGAAAAAGCAATTACTTGAAAAGGTATCTTTGTTCTATTACAAAACCAAATCAAGTTAAATAATTGTTTCATTGTAAATTCCATATTGTCAGCCATTGAACCAGACCAGTCAACATACATAACCATTCCATGATTAGTTGCACCAGGTATAGTAGTCATTTTTGCAAACAAGTCATCATTGTATTTGTAAGTATGTAACTTACTCATATTAAGTACACCAGTTTTAGAAACTGTTGCTCTCTTATATAAATCTGCTTGTTTTTTCATTTCAAATTCTTTAACCATATATTGAACTACTTTTTTGTTATCGTTAACAAGTTTAATATATTCTGTATTAAAATAATCATTAACAGCATCTGGGTCTTTTTTGTAATGCTCTTTTAAATCTGATAACATAGTTTTATATGGAACCATCAACTTTGATAAATCAGTTTTCTTAGGAATATTAACATACGTTCTATCTTTTGCTTTGTAATCGTTATGACCATCCATCGCCGATTGATACGCAGCATCTGTATGAGAAACTAAATCACCTTTGGCACCAAGACCTGCACCTTCTCTACCTACTTGTCCATCTTCTTTTTTATCTTCTTGTTTTGGATGACCACCAGTATCAGCTTGATCGTCTTGACCATCTTGCATATCATCACCACTAGAATCTTGAACATCGTCCTCTGCATCATTTGAAGAACCAGAGTCGCTTTCACTCGACTCTGACTCTTCTTGTTTAGGAGCATTATTAGGAACATTAACTTTTAATTCTTTTTTCTTCTCTTCCTCAGTTTTCTTTTTGTGATAACCAGAAATCTCAATTGCAAGTTTAATAACATCGTCAGCAGTTTTACATTTTGCAACTTTGTCAGCAAGTAATTTTTCTTCTACTGTAAATCCTACATCAAGACCAGTTTTGAAATAGATATTAATTTTATCAATAATATTAAGTTTAGATAAATCTTTGTTTTTAATACCAAAGAAATCTCTTTGTAATAATTCTTTGTAACCTTGAGTAAAGTTTTTTCTAGAACCAGGATATCTGTTTTGTATCATTGCTTCAATTCTAGCATCTTCGATAACGTTAACAACAGATTTATCAATACCTTCTTTGTGAACTTTTTCTAACATATCTAAAGGAGTCCATAATGAATGGCCAACTTCATGACACACGAACATGTCATAAACGTCATTAGATATTTCTGTTTTGAATATTGGTAGAACTAACTCTCTTTTCTTAACATCAAAAGAAGCGGTTCTAGTTTTTTTGTGAACTACTGAAATATCTTCTTCAGCAAGTAATTTTGCAATAGTTGACTTTTTCATCTGTGATATAACCTCTCTCATACATATAAAGTATCAGGTGAGGGTGTAATTGTCAAGGCCTAAAAAAGCAAGTAAAATCAAGGGTTTTAGGGGATACTAACCCCTACGGACACCCCTTTACACCGGCTGAGCGGCGATGCTAGCGTGTCGTTTTTTGACGATTCGTAGTCGATTCTAGGATTTGTCTGAATATTCGTATATTTTGGATGCTATGAACTTTTGTGCTTTCTCATTTGGATGTGCATCTTCTATACTGATTCGCCAACTAGAACCCATAGATAAATTTAATAAATCTACAATATTATATCCACCCAGATGATCTAACATTGGCCACCCCATAAAATTTTCAATACTTTCTACTAGAGGATGTTTTATTATATTGTATGCAAAAGGTGTATCTAAGGTTTCACCCTCAACAAGCTGAGGGATTGGTTTCATTGCTTGAACGGCAGTATATTTAATCCCTAAATTTTTACAAATACTTTGCATTGAATATACGTAATTCATATTTGTGTCTATAAGTTGTTGCATACTAGGAAATGGACGACTCCATGTTCTTTGATAAAATGCTTGTGTTTTATTATATTCATCAAATTCTAATCTAGGAACAACTGATTTATAACCACTTTTTGTTAAAAAGTCTTGTCTTGCCCATTCTGACCACATAACATAAACATGTTGTACATCATCAATATTATTCCATATTTCGTTGAGTACTGAGTGATATATCGCATGATTACCAAAACCTGAGTGTCCTGTGTTAATCACTTCACATTTACTTAACTCGCCAATGATTTCTGGCCACATCTTATAATCAAGTGGTTTAGGTTTTGCGTTCTTGGGCATAAATTTATCTGCAAAAGAACATCCACCTGTAATAATAATTTTAGACATTTATGTACTCCATTATTTTATTTCCTATAAATTTGTGACCTATTTCATTTGGATGAGCATCCTCTTCACTAACTTTATAAGCATTTTTGTATTCTTTTTTAAGTAAATCTACCATGGTAAATCCACCTAGCTTTTTATCCATTGGCCATCCATAAAAATTTTTTATATGTTCTAAGTATGGATGTTTTATTAAAATACTTGGTAAAAATCTATCATTCTCCATTGCTTGACAAGCAGTATATTTAATATTTAATTTTTCACATATTGCTTGCATTGAAAATATATAATTTATATTTGTATCTATGAGTTGTTGTATATTAGGCATCGATGCTGTAAATTCTTTACCATGTATATGTTTATGAGGGAAGTTTTTAGTAAAAGATTCATTATACCATTTTATGACATCACTTTCTTTTATTCCCCAATAAAATGGGTGTAGTGATACATAATCTCCACCAGCTTTACCACCCATTCTTGTTGAACTTGCAAAACTATCAATTAAAAAATCTTGCCTTGTCCAATCTGACCACATAACAAATACATGGTCTACTTTATGTTTCATTATTGCATTTAGAGTAGTGTGATATATCGCATAATTACCAAATCCACATCTACCAGTATTAATAACTTCACAATCAAGTTTTTCACCTATGACTTCTGGCCACATCTTATAATCTAATGGATTGGGTGAGGCAAATTTAGGAAAATCCTTATCTGTAAAAGAACATCCACCAGCAATTATTTTAGAATACTTTGACATTATATTTTTTCTCAAATCTTTGGGCATCTGCCCAAGTGCTACACATAGGTCTTCCTTTTATATTCAAACTTGTATTTAGTAACATAGGACAACCTGTTCTATCATAAAACTCTTCTAGTATTGGTCTTAATATACTGATATTATCTTCCTCTACACATTGAACTCTAGCAGTACCATCAACATGTGTAACTGATTTTAAATCATGTTTTGCTTTAGATACAAATTGCATATATCTATTTTTACGACCATCAAAATACTTATCAAAATATTCTTCTAGTATTGCTGGTGCAAACGGTCTAAATTTTTGTCTTTGTTTTATTTCATTTACTGTATCTTTAATATTTAATCTAGGGTCTGCAAGTAAACTTCTATTTCCTAATGCTCTTGGCCCAAACTCTTCTTTACCATTTACTATTCCACATACTCCATGTTTAAGTAAATGATCTACAATCTCCTTTACATGACTTTGACCATGCCCTGCAGCTAAGCCAAGATAAGGATGTTTCCATTTTAATTTTTTCTTTTCAACTAATGCAGCTGCACCCAAAGATGAACCTGCATCTCCTGGCGCTGGTAAAATCCAAACATTAAATCTGTCTGGTATCTTACTGTTAGCAACACAATTTAAAGCACAACCACCAGCTAATACTAGATTACTATATTCACAATATTTTAGTAATTGCAAAAACTTAGTCTCATATAAATTTTGTACACTAGCTGCTAAGTCATGTGGGTGTGCATGTGGAAATATCCTACCAACACCTTTGTGATTGTTTTCCTCTAGTAAATATTCTAAATCATATCTAGGTTCTCCAAACGCAGCCATACCCATTGTAATATATTCATCTTCATTTGGTTTTAGTCCTAATCTTTTAGTGATTGCTGAATATAATAGACCAAGTGAATAAGGATAATTCCATGACTTAATTTTTTTCATTTCATTATCTTTACATTCCCATATGGATACAGTATTCCATTCACCAATAGCATCTATAACCAATACGTTACATTCATTAAATGGTGAAGTGTAATAACCTGCAGCTGCATGTGTTTCATGATGACCAAAATAATTGTCATATTTTCTTCTAGGGTTTTGCCATTTTTGACCAGCAAATAATCTTCTAGTATTTTTTAAGAAAGGTTTTTCATAAAAATTTAATGTGTCATATTTAACAGGTATTAAATTTAAATCAAGAATTGGGTCATTCTTAATTTTAGTATATCTCTCACTATGTCTAGCTGATATTATTTCTTGTCCATGTAGTACAGTTATAGCTGCATCATGAAAACCTTCAGATATTCCTACGTGTATCATTATTCATCTTTACTTATGTCTATTTTGTTTTCTCTTAACTTACGATGATATTCATCTTCTTCAATATCATTTTCGTAAATGTAAACATCATTATCTTTTGGTTTCTTTTTAAAGTAAGATAAAAATGTTGACCAGTATAATTTTATATAAAGTTTTAATTTGTATAGTGTCATTTTGCTATCCTAGAAAAGTTTTGTACTTTTTCAAATCTAATACTATGTCTAAATTTATCAGCTAGTTGGTCACCTTTGTGGGATATAACAAAAGTATTTTCCTCAGATAAAGTATTTAAAATTCTTAAAAACTCATCTGTGCCTTGACCATCTAAACTACTGTCAAATATTTCATCTAGTATTAGTAAGTTTGTATTAGTGCTGTTTTTCATTTTTGCTACTGCTCTCCAAGTGAATAGCAATGCTAAATCAATTCGCATTTTTTCACCTTCACTAAAAGAAGCATAATTAAATGTATCTCTAAATCTAGACTTGATAGTTTCATTAAAGTTTTCATCTAGATTAAAGTTTACGTAAAAGTCCATTGACATGAGATACTTGTTAATTAACTGATTCATAATAGGTAGATACTGTTTAATAATTTTAGTTTTAATACCTGTATCGTTTAACATGTCTCTAGCTGCCATGATGTAAGTTTTATCATCTTTTAACTTACTTCTTTGATGTTCAATTTTTTTACAATCACTTTTCATCTGATCTAGTTTGTCTATATCTTTTTGTGATACACTACCAGTTTCAAAGTTTGATATATCTTCTTCTAACTTTGTATTATATTTTTTTAATTCTGATATAGAACTAAGTATCTCTGCCTGTCTAACTTCATTATCTCTTATCTTTTGTGTTACACCTGTTATTTCTTCTAAACGTTTATTAACAACTAATAATTCTTCTTTAAGTTTTGTTGCACCTTCAACGATTTCTTTGACTTTGATTTCTTTTTTGTTAACCATTTTTTCTTTATGAGATTGTTGTATATCTTGTTCACAGGTTGGACACGAATCATTATTCTTAAAGAACTCCATATCTTTTGTTAATTGTTTATGTTTTTCAGTCAAAGTAGCACGTATATTATTAAGTTTACTTAATTTGTCCTCTATTACTGTCTTATCATTGATTTCACCCGCTAAATCCTCGCTAGCAGTCTCTAGCAGGGCTTTTTCTTTCTCTCTGTCTGTTAGTATTGTTTTATTAGAATCAAATAAATCTTGTTTCTCTTTGATGATTTTATCCTTATTTTTTTTCATATCATCGATATAGTTTGTTTGCATGGCTATCTTTTCAACTGCCAATTCAAACTGATAATCCATATCTTTGATATCGTCTTGTAAATCTTTTAGTTGATTTTTAAGTATCATGTTCATTAGAGAGAATATTTTAATGTCAAGTATCTCTTCAACTACCTCTCTTCTATGTACTGCTTTTAATTGCATGAAAGGTACAAAAGTTGATGACCCTAATATTACAACCTGAGTAAATGATCTATAATTTAATCTTAATACATTTTGTTCTAAATACTTTTGATAGTCTCTAGAGTTTGCTTCTTGATTAATCATTTCGCCATTTTGGTATATTTCAAACTTACTAGGTTTAATACCTCTAACAACTTTCCATTGATTAGTACCAATTCTAAATTCTACTTCAACAACTGCTTCTCTATCGTTGACAGTATTAACTAATTGAGATTTACTAATTATTCTAAAAGGTTTACCAAATAAACTAAAACACAATGCGTCAAGTATTGTTGATTTACCTGCACCGTTCTCACCAACTATTAGTGTTGTATTTTGCCTATCTAAATGTATCTCTGTAAAATTATTACCAGTAGATAAAAAGTTTTTCCAACGTATCTTTTCAAAGTGTATCATACTAACCAATTCCAAACTGCTCTGATAGATAATAGTAAATACATACCTTCCATTAAAGCTCTAGGAATATCTTTATCCTTAATAGCAAATCTTATCCACATACTACAAGATATACATGCTATTGCCCATCCTAACCATTGTGTATCAACATCTGCATTTGATAAAATAAAACATCCTATCATTGCAATAATAAATCCTAACCAACGTCCAGCATCTAATTTATTATAGTATCTAATTTTCATAAATTTATACCTTTTTCAATAATATTTTTTGCAAGGTAATCATGTGTTTTTTGTCCATAGTGATTATCTGTATCTGACACTTGATCTATCTGTAAACTACTAATACATTTTCCACCAAGGTGTGGGTGTATAGGCCAACCCCAAAATCTGTCTTCGTCTATAAGATCATGTAAAGGGTGTTCTATTATTAATTTTGCAGCTGTAAACATTTTGTCATATTTCATATTTGGCCATGGCCATAAGTCTTGATAGAAAGTGTAATCAATATTCATTTTTTTTAGTGCTGATTGTAGTAAGTAAAATCTATTCATATTTTCATTTACTGTTTCTATAAACTCTTGTTTAAGATCACCAGAAGATATAGAATATAACCAGTTTTGATATTGACTACCTTTTTCAGTTGGAAATCCGTCATCAAAATATTTTTTTGTAACAAATTGATTATATGATAAGACAGGTTTTTTTAAAACTCTATACCACTCTGACCAAAATACATATACATGATCTACGTTACTATTTTCATTTACTGCTTTAAGAACAGAATTACATATAATATCATTTCCAGCAGCACATTTAGATAAGTTTTTTACATCTAGGTTTAGTTGTTCAAACCAAAGAGTTAATTTATAATCTAACCCAGCTCTTTTTTGAAATTTTAAATCATGATTGCTATCACCTGCTACTATAATCATTTTTTTTCTCACAATTCATTACCCCAACTATCCCAACCTTTTCTTTCTCTACGAGCAAAAAGTTCTACATAAGGACCATCTAATAATTGTTCAATTCTTTCATATATCTCATCTGGTTTTCTACTATGTTCTTGTCGTTGACTTATGATTAGTTGTCTTACTGACTTTGATATTCTTTTTGGTTTACCTTTTGTTGCAAGTAAACACATCTCTGGGTTTGCTCTAGTCCAATAACCTAAACCTGTAAACATACCTAAATCATTTTTATTTTGTTTCGCCCAGGTAAACCCTACTGTTTTATATTTGAAACCCCACGCTTTAATAACTTCCAAAGCTTCTGGTAACATTGGGTCAACCACCCACATGAGCAATACACAATCATCTGAAGCCAAATCAGAAACACGTAAATTAGAAATATCAGAAATAGACATGCAATCATAATGCTGTGTAGCGTTACGTCCATCACCTTTTGAACTATATGATTTAAAGTGCCAAGGTGGGTCTGCATAAATTACCTTGTATTTAGAGTTCCAAGTCTTGAGCTTCATTATATAATCCTCGCATCATACCTTTTAATCTATCCTTATCTAAATCAATTTCTAATTCATCTATGTATTTGTTTAGTAAAGTATTGGTATCTTCAGCATATTTCACTATATCATCTGATACACTATCTGCTTGCATATCAGAAAAATCTTCTACTATCTTAACTTCGTATGCGTTTGCTTTCATTAACCTATCAACAAATCTATCATATTGATATAAATCTTTTTTATTAACTACAATTAATTTAACAAACTTCTTTTCATACTTTGATACATCCTCATTTGCATAATCTTTATCTGTATCATCATAATAAATTTTTTCAAACATCCTTATAGGATTTACAATTCTTTCTAACTCTAAAGTTTCTGTGTCAAAGATATGAAAACCTTTTGGGTCATTGTGATCGTTCCAATATATCTCGTATGGTGTTCCTAGATAATATATTTGACCATCATCTGATTTATGATGAAAGTGGCCAGAGAATACTGTATGAAATTTTTTAAATGTATCTTTGTCATAACCAGTTTCACTAAATTGTCCTTTGTGCATTTGAAATCCTTTAATCTCTAAATGCCCCATACATATACCTGCTTTTGTTTCATCAATCATACCCATAGAGTAAATATAATTTTGTGGATTAATCCATGGCATAAACAGTATATCTAATCCACCAACATTAACCTCTGTTGCATCCTCATATAAATGAAACTTATCGCTTTTATTTCCAATTAATTCTTTTAGTGAGTTTATATCATTTGTATTTTTATAATAGATATCATGATTACCTACTAAACAATGAAAGTCAACTTTTAAATGTTTTAAAGGAAATACAAATCTTTCTCTAAATTCTTTTGCTGTTTTATATGAGACATACTTACGTCTATCCATCATATCACCTAGATGAAAAACTGTTTTTATATTATGCTGTTCTAGATATGGAAAAAATATGCCTTCATAAAATTCATAAAAGTAATTATTAAAAAAGTCACTATCGTTTCTAGCACCAAAGTGCGTATCTGTTATGATTGCTACTTTCATTATACTATGATATCTGTATTTGGTTTTATTACACCAGTTTTCTTCTCTTCTATTTCTCTTTTAATTTTTTTAGCGAGTTGTACAGTTTTTGGTGCAAGTTTCTTTTCTTGTTCATATAACTTTCTTAGTTTTTCTTTTGCTCTATCTAATTTAAATTTAGATACAAGTTTAGTAAAGTCTGTGCCATTCATGTGGTCAAACTCATGCTGAAAAACTCTTGATGGCATATGGTCTAAATCTTCCGTCCACTCTTTACCATCATTGTCTGTATATTTTACTTTAATTTTTTTAGGTCTTGTTACTTGTAAAAATAATAATGGATATGTTAAACAACCCTCACTTAGTTGTATTGTTTCTTCAGAAAATTCTATTATCTCTGGGTTCCAACATGCTCTTGCTTTACCTTCTTCCATATCTTGATGACCACCCATAACAAACATTCTATATGGTAATCCTACTTGATTTGCTGATAATCCAATACCACCAAACTGTTTCATTGCAACGAATAAATCTTCAGCTATTTTAGTTCTTGTAAATCCCTCTGGTAGTATTTCATCTTTAAACTCAGGTAAAGGTTTGTTTAGTATATCTGCTTCTGGTGATATTAATTTAAATTCTGCTTTCATATTATTCGTCATCCATAAACTCCTCTAATCCTTTTGGATTTTTCTTTTTTTCTTTTGTTTTATATACAGGTTCATCTGGTACCATTACCAAAGGATTAAACTGACCATTAAATGTATAAACGTTTGGGTCACCTGGCATTTGTTCATGTGTTTTATATTCGCCACCATCAATCATTTTGTGCTTAATATGTTGTTGTTTTTTCTCTTTTTGTATTCTTCGTATAAACGCATAGTATATTATTTGTGTGAAATATGCAAAAGGATTTTTAGATTTTGACGGGTCAAAGTTATAGATATATTGTAAACAGTTTTCAATACCATCTGATATCATTTCATCTTTGTAAGTATAGTTAATAAAGTTTGGTCTATTAGACAAACCATTTGCAATTTTTAAAATACATTCACCAATGTATTCTGGTACCTTTGGTCTTTCACCAATATTGTCTGCTTCTTCACAAGCAACTTTAAATTTCTTCATTGCCTCAAAGAGTTCTTTGTTTGATACGTAATGTGCAGCTGATTTTTTCTTAGACACTTTTTACATCCTTTTTAACTAACCATTCTAATAAAAAATGGTTGAGTTGTCAATAAAAATTTTAGCTTAGTGTATTGTTTTATCTTCATCAAAATCATGATCTAAACCATATTCTTCATCCACTTGTTCTTGTAACTGTTGAACTTGTTCTCTGTGGTAATTATCAATTAAACTCTGGTGTTTTTCTTTTGTCATAAATCCAC